TATTTCAATTGGTTTAACTTCTTCTTTTGGTAATTCAACCTTGGCGACCTTTAATTCTTTTCCATCAGCTGTTAAAAATCTTTCTCCTTCTACCTCATAAACAGCTTCTCCATTAGGTGCATCTTGCGCTCTTTTTATAACTTTTAATCCGCCTATTTCAGTAGGCTCTGCTAGTGTTTTTGTACCTATAGGTTTATCTTGCAACGCATCAAATTCTTCTTGACTTACTTCTTTGCCATCTACAGTATATTTTTTAGTTCCTTTTTCTGGCTTCTTTGTAATATCATAAACTTCAGAATCTATTTTTTTAATTCTTTCTTCATTAGCTTTTATTTCCTCATCTATTCCTGCATGATAAGCTTCATCAGATGCTTGCTTTTGCTGAATTAAATTTTCATTAGCTTGTTTTATATCATTTCTCTCAACCAATAATTCAATTGATTTTACTCTATTTTCTCCTGTTACTGTTTCTGGTATTTTATCATATACTTGAAAAGCTTTTTCTACAAAACTAAGACCTTCTTGATATTGCTTTGGTGTTATAACATTATTGGATAAATCTCTATTTAAATTAACAATAGCATCTTCTGTTCCATTTTGAACACCTTGTGTTGCAATTTGCGTAGCTAATGTTTTATTATTAGATGAAGATTTAGACCTTTCTATTGCAATTCCTGTGGCAACTTCCGAAATGCCACCCGGAACTTCAGCAAGCCCTTCCATAACAATATCATCCCAATTTACTTTTTTACCAGAAGCTAATTGACCAGACAATTCGCCGCCCATACCTCCTGCTATCTGTATTCCAGTTTCACCAAGCCCTGCCAATAATTTTTTAGATAAACTTTTGCCTATAGCACCAGCACCTAATTTACCAGCTAACCCTGCTGTTGCAGCATCAAATATTAAAATAGGCACACCATATTTAGCAGCCGTATTTCTTATTTTAGCCATTTTATTTTCATCAGAAAAAGCTTTTATTAAACTTGCTTTATCTGAAACATCAACACCATTTTCGGAAAGAGAATTTAAAATATCTTGAGATGTTGATAGATTATAACCCGCAGCTGATTGCCCTGCAAGCAACCCATAACCAGCACCAACCATAGCACCTACACCAGTTGGCGCACCAACACCTGCCCCGGCAATAACGGCAGCGGGAACTGTTTTTTTGCTTGCTTCAATTAAAGAAGATAATGAACTTGCCATTGTTTCAGCCACAAACTGTGCGCCAAGTAATGGATTTTCTTTAAATAATCCTTTTAATCCTTTTTCTTGATAAACTTTCTCTGATTTTGATTGAGGGAATAATTGTGCATCTGATTGCAATTGAGCTATTTCACCAAGCTCATCTTCTGTAGGTCTTTTCCCTGCTGATAATATGTTTGCCACTTTACCCTGAAGTAATCCTTTAGCAACAGCACCACTAATATCAGCTAATGCAGAAGGTTCTTCTCCTTCTTGTAATACTTTTATATTTGGCGCACCTCCAAATAAAGATGGTTCAAGTGATATTCTTTTTTGCTCTTTTGTGCCTTCTCCCTTCATTAAAAAACCCTTCTCAGCAAAAGCCTTACCTTTTTCAAGATCTGGCGATACTGACTGAGATGGCGTAGGAGAAGAAACGTATTGTGAAACTTCTTGTTCTTTTTTTTTTAATCCAGAACTCAAATACTTGTCATAGAATTTTGTTTCATCTAAATCTGTTAACTTATTTGCCAACATAAATCCATGTATCTCTTTTGCCTTTTCTGGCGTAGAATATTTATCAAGAAAAGATTTTTCATCTAACTTAGTTAGATTATTACTTTTCATGAATTTAAATATTGGATTATCTTGTAATTGTTCTTCTGGCATAATAAATATTTTTAATTAAACCCACCATTTGGCACCCCAATAAATTCATTTTTACCAAATCTAGGCTGACGCCCTTTTTTAGGTTCAGTGTTATATTTTAATTGGTAATTCTCCATAGCTTGTCTAGTTATAGTTCCTATTCTAGGATTTGTTAATTCTATTGGCATACCATTTTCAAATCGCACTTTAAATCCTTTAACTTTTCCAGCAGGCGCCCCTATTACACTAAATATTTGAGCTGGCAATTGTTCTTTTTTAAAATATACTTCACCATTAAATGGGTTACCATTTTTATCTAAAGCTGTTCCATTAGTTATCTTACCACCTCCGGCTGGGAAAACAACATCAGGCAATGTATCAAATAAATTACCTTCACTTACATTTTCACCTCCCCCATACATACCCGCTCTTCTATCTGCCGCTGCTTGTTGTTCGTTAAATTTATATAACCAAGGATAATCAGGTCTGCTTGTTGAAACTTCTCCTGATGGCTTTTTCAATAAAGCATATCCTGCGACAAACTGTTCTGGTGTTTCAATTTTAGGAATAACCGTTTTCTTTGTTTGCGGATCAATATATTTAAAAGTTTTTCCAAATATATCATTGGCCGCTGTCAAAATAGAATTATCCTTCATCAATTCATTAAAATGCTTTGCTGTATTTGGACTTGTCTTATATTCATTAATAGCATTAATTACAGCCGTTTGAGCAACCTCTGGTGATAAATAAGATTCTTTTCTATATTGAACTTGGCCATTAGGTAATTTTTCAGGAATTTCTCTTGTAGGTAACTTCAAATTTCCCCAAACATTTTTATTAAAAACAGCTTCATCATGCGGCTTGTCAAATTGCAATGCATAAGCGTCAACTGTTTTATAATTAGGATCAAGTACAGATAATTTTTGTCTATCTAATTCTTGCAATAACCCATCATGTAATGTTTTTCCTTGTTGCATAGCTTGATAAACATTTTGATTTACCACCTTTTCATTAGCAGCTGCTTGTTTTGATTGGTCAATAAGACTTAATAATCCTTTATTATTAGACATAAACTGACTTTGAGCATCATATCCATATTTAGCAGGGTTCAAAATCCTATCTCTATTTTGTAAATAAAATGCTTTGTTTTCAGCTAATTTTTTCAAAAAAACATCTCCATCAACCTTACGCATACCAGCAGGGTTGATTGATTTTTCATAATCCATAAATGACTTCTCTAAAGCTTCTTGTTTAGCTGCTTCTTTTTGCTGAAGTTGAATAGCTAAATTAACCGGTTTAGATACATCTATATTTACGCCTTTGTAATATGGGTTTATTCCTAATAATCCTGTTGCTGCCATTTTAATTTATATTTTAATCTGCATTAGGGAAATATATACTAGCTCCACTTATTCTAGGATTATATCTTGACAAACTTGGTGCTTTTGAAATAAAACTATTATTAATTTGCGGTCTTAATGAAGGATCTGACATCCAAGAATCAAATGTTTCTTTTGATGAAGGCCCAATAGTAGGTGGCACTTTTACATTTTGACCAGCTGACACACCAAGTGATGCCATATTTCCTAAAGCATTAAATGTATTATTTACATCTCTTGAATATTCTTCATTAGCGGCCTGAGATTTCATTTGTTTTAGTGCTAACATTCTATTATAAGGAGTCATTTTATTAATATCAAATTGTTGCATTAAATCTGCATTTTTCATTTGAGTAGCATTACCTAATTGACCAAATCTTTGGTTTCTTTGAGCTTCCGCTTGTGCACCTAAATTTTGCATAGCAGCATTTTGTCCTGCCTCCAATCTACTAATTCCACCTATTGCAGATCTTCTATCTTGTAAAGCACCTAACCCCTGAGCTGTTGCTCTTCTAGCGTTCATAGCACCTACTTGATATTGTTGAGATTGATATGGATTTTCATTATATCTATTCATTGCTTGTTGATAGTATTCGCTAATTGGTTTACTACCTTGATACAAAGGACTTTGTTTAGCATATTCATCTAATTCTCTTTCACGAGATTTTCTTCTTTGATTAGACCCAATAGCTTGTGCGCCAGATACAGCCGCTGCCGTACCAGCTCCCACTAATGCTATAGTTGCTGCGGTACTTAATCCTGCGATTGCGAAAGCCATAATTCTTGATTTTTATTTTTTAAAATTTCTTTATATTCTTTACCAACATCAGTACCAGTAATTTGGTTGATATGTGGCTCTAATATTTTATCTTCTATTGATTCAACTATCTTCTCTATTTCCTCTTCACTTAAATCGTTATATTCAGATTTCATTCCATCTATTCTGTGAAATGTTGTCCAAATACAATCTTCTAATATAAACAAAACTCTCCTTGTTCCCGGCTTTGTTATGCCAGTATAAGGAGCTGTTATTTCATACCATTCTTGAGCATCAATAGATACGGCAGCTTTTCCATAAGAAACAACATATGGATGTTCTGTTTTATGTATCTTACTTGTCCACAAAGATCCAGCAGGCATAAAGATTTCTCTTATATACATTCCATCTGTAAATTTATGAACTAATGGCCCGTCTATTAATTCATCAGGAAATTGCATCATTGCAGCTTCAATATTATCTACAATCTCATCATTTTCCCTAATAATCATTATCTATTATTCAATGGTGAATTAATATATTTAGCCGTTGCGCTGTTCAAATATACGAAAGAATTTGCACTTGCTTTCTCAAATTTTACTACAATATAATTGCCTTTTAAGCTATCCCCCTCTAGCAATCCTCCCGGACTATTAGAATCTCTTAAAAGTGATGCTTGGTACTGTGACTCCAAAGACACAAAATCGGACTCTAAAAGCTCGCTTTCTTGCTTTAAATCACTAGTTCCACCAGTGTCCATTTGAGTATATATTATAGGACAAGCCCATGTTGTATTACCAGTTTCCATAACTGAAATCCATGTCTTTTTATCTAATGAATTAGAGTTAAAAACATTGGTTATTGAAGCATTGTATTGAACCCCATAGAAATTACAATAAGGAGTAGTACCATGCTTCCAAATTTGACCATTTTTAAATGTAAATAAGGTAGTATTAACTTCTCCCATAAAGTCAGGGAAATACGAGTAAAATGCCTCAAAAGCATTAGCATTTTCATCAAATGAAATAGTCAATGGATCTTGATGATATGTTAATACGCTTGGCATTATGGTGCTGTTATTGGTAAAGTTAATGAATTAGTACAATTTCCAGTTGATGTAATAACAACTTCTGTTGCCAAATCATCCACAATTACAATAATTCCAGCTAATAATTCTGTTAAGGTAGCAGTAAGTGGATCTACAACACCTGTATCGGCTGTTAAATCAAAATTTGGCCCCAAATCAGCCCCTTGTCCAGAATTCAATGTTAATGTTACGTTCATTTTATTATATTTTTTATTTATACGCTACAAGCTAAGTTACAAGTTGCATTAGAACCTATAGTATCTAATATTACTGAAATACCTATAGTTGTAGATGATGTTATTTTATATACAAATCCGGTATGCCCTAAATCACTATAATAATGACTTCCAATATAACTAAATCCTACTGGAAAAGCGACTAATACATTTGTTTGAGTTAAAGTACATCCGGGGAAATCACAAGTATATTCATTTGCTAAATAATAATCGTAATCACCGGGAGGTGTAAATACGACTGCACTTCCTCCATTAAAATCACAATAATAAGGTGCCATTACTGCACTTCCTCCATTAAATTCACATTGATAAGGAATCATTACAGCAGAACCACCATTAAAATCACAATTTGCATTATATCTATTTATTTCTTCCATAGCTATAATGTATTTATTGGTATATGCATCAAACACACCATATATACATGGATCTCCAGTATATACTCCTTCTGGATTAACGCCATTATTTAAATTTTTTCTATATGCGGCTGTTGTCGCAACAAAAAAGGCATTTGTATTATAAAGAATACTAATAGGTTCAATTCCATTTTGACTCAATCTACATACAACTCCCCTAAAATTATCAACAAAATAATCAGCAAAATTATTCCAAGCAAGACTTGTAGAAGCATCGCCAATGCCATAATTACCTGCATAATATTGTATTTTATTTATTAACTGATTACTATTTGCTTGTAATGGATTACCTGTTACATCTTTAACTATTTGAGTTAAGATAGGCACAGTACCAACTTTAAATTGTTGAAATACTTTTACATATCTATCTCTTACATGCAATCTCATTACATCACCAAATGTTCTATCATACTCATCAAAATCTTCATAATAGAATCTATTGGTAGCATTAAGATTAGTATTTGATTGATATGCTTGCCCAAATCTAATTACAGTTGGGAAATATGTTTGTCTAGCATTTTCATCAATAGCTGATGGTCTGCCATTGCTATTGGTAACTAAATTATATGTATCATTAAAACTTTGTTCAATAATTTCAATTTCCTTATCCTTAACCACATCAAAATCAAAATTCATTGGCTGTATAATCACATTATTGCCGCCTACAGAATCATTTGTAGAAGTAGCAACTATCCAAACTTTACCAGTTTGAGGAACGCTAAATCGTTTATTAATTTCAAGTGTAGTATCTGTATTTTGAATTAAATTATTAATCTCTAATGGTAATAATGAAACTGTATATTTAGGATCAAGAGGCACTAAATTTGTACAAATAACAGCATAAACAGAAAATGTTGATGTTCCATCAGAAGCTAATTGCAAAGTACCCTTAATTGATAATATTTTTTCAGTAATAGATTGATTATAAAAAAAGTAATTAGTATCAGCCCAAACTGGTGACCCTACTCCCAAAGATGCAGCAAAGTTTGGCTGTGTTTGTATTATATAAGAAGAATTTGTTATTGTTGGAGTAACTGTTATAGGAAATGTAGCACTTTGTTCATCATAGGCTCCACTTGTGCCTATACTAAAGGCACCAGATGTATAATTAAAATGATCGCTATATGGCACATTTCTAAGTCTATAAAATAAATCTCCATTTGTTACAGATATAATAGCTGGCACATTAATTGGATCTTCACTTGATTGCGTTTGCTGTAAACCAAAATGATATCTATTTACCGTACCCGGTTCTCCAATACCATATTCTTTTCCAAATTCATAATAAAATCTTTGATTTGTATCAGCATTTGTAGAATAATTATATAATAATATTTCATAATGCTGCCAATCTGCCGTACCCGGAAACTGAAAACCAGTTGTATTATTTGTATCAATATCAGCTTCAGGATATCTTATTTTTAAGAAATTGCCAGTAGCTGTATATGTATTATTATCTGGAGCTACCGGAACAGGATATGTAATATTATATTCAAATGTGGCAACAGTACCAACTATTTCATAATCATATTGAGCCGGAATAGTTCTTGCTGTGTTGTCTGAATCATATCTTTGTATAAATCTAATTCTATCTCCCTCTGTATAATTGTAAGAAACTACATTTTGAGTTGAACTTATAGCTTCATTATAAGCTGCTATATTATCAATTCCTATATAAAAAAATCTTGTATTATCTACGTTATTGGTAATTCCTGCATAAGCCGATTGACTTACCCAACATAACCTTTTATTATAAGTAGTATTGTTTGATCTTAATACTTGATAATATGTTGCATATAATGGAGGTATATTTAAAATAGATAAATTTATTTGAGGAAAACCATTATTTCCTATAATTCTTGATGGAGTGTTAATTGTGCCACCTAAAGACGTTTGCGCTCCTATTGTTCTACCTTGAGCATCAAAATACTGAATAGCATATTGATAACCCGAATCCCAAACATTCGCAAATCTTGTATTATCCGAATCTAATGAAATAAATGTTTTAAACCCAACGGATGTTAAAACAAATCCATCTGGATAATTCATTATAAGATGATTACCAACTAAAGAAACTTGAGTATAACCTTTTGCGACTAATGCAGCAGAAATACCATCTAACAAATCACTTACTAAATAAGAGCTTGTCATTCCAGATGTTGAATAAGATGTACTTAAATCTGTACCATCTGAAGCAAATGAGTTAATATAATAACCTCCTGCTGCATTGTTTAATGTTGTAACTTCTCCACTTGTATTTGTTCCTGTACCATAAAGGTAAATATCCATTGTGGTTCCGACACCGCTGTCTGTTCCATTTACTGTTGCCAAAAACAATAAACCACATTGATCATAAAAATAAGATGCTAAATCTGTAGTTTGTTCAACAGACAAATCCATAGTTGTTTTATCGTACCCTTCTGTAATACCAGCATATAACAAAACATTTCCATTAGCCAATTCTCCAGCATTTGCCTTTTGAGGAACCCAGTCTTGTAATTGTCCACTTTCTATAACATCTATTTGACTATAAATAGCATCATTAAAAAACTTAAATTTATCATAAACAACATCATCATCTATATTTAAACTAATTTTATCAAAAGATTTTATTAAATACCAATCACTAGTTAAACCATTTGTGGTTTCTCTAAAAGAAAGTTCAACAGCTTTTACATCAGGGCCACCAGTTGAAAACAATACAGCTATTCTTGCGTTATTTGTAGCAATATTATCAGTAAGTGTTAAAGATGGTTGTTGAGGTAATGGAACTATACTTTTTGAACTCCATACAGATTTCTCATTGTTATCATAAACAAATCTATATGAAAACTGAAACAATTTATTTCTTAAATTATTTATTGTAATTGTAGTGTCATTTTCATATGTAACCTTTGGTGGCATAATTGGAGGAGCTTTTGCAACAAGCAAATACTCTAATTTCCAATCTATTCCATACAAATTAATTACATTTAAACTTTTTGGTTGATTGTATGCGTCATTAAAAAACAAAATATCACCTTCTAAATCTCTATAAAATATATTTATAGATAAAATCTTATATGATGGATTGAAATTTAAAATATCAACACCATTGCTATCTGTTTTACTTTGTAAAACTTGAATAATTTCATTTGAATTTAAATCATAATAAAGAATAGTATTATAACCATTACTATTCCAAATAAAATAATATGCTCTATTTCTAATTTTATCTGAATAGAAACCAATAACCTTATTTGTACCATTAGGTGCAGAATATGGTATTAATTCATTTCCAAGTATATTTGAAACTACTTTATCCTGCCCTTTTCCTTGGGCATCTTTAGTAACATTTAAAGCATCAATATAGTCATTATTACTAACTCTATAGTTAGCATCATCTAAATTAAGCTTACCACTAAAAGGAGTATTTATTATCATTTTTTATGCCTTAACAGTCATTCTTTGAGTATCTAAATTTTGTTCGTAAGCCTGCATCAAGTATAATGGTTTGAATTGAGCATTAGCAATTCTTCTTTGATTGTAAAATTCTTGCTTTCTATCTCTTTTATCACCTAAATTTCCTTTTCTTGTACTTGGCATAGTAGCTATATCTCTCCAAGATAACCAAGAAAGCAATGCTTCTCTAAATTGAATAGGTATTGAATAAGTTTCTTCTGGATTACCGCTAGATAAATATTCTATCATCAAATAATCATAATAGAAATATTCATTTAAAAGAATTACTCCATTTGAATCATCAATATTAAATTGACCTACAAATGGAGAACCGCTAGGTAAACCATATATATTTTGAAAACCATATCCATCCCAATAATTAAACCATAATGGCAAATCTCTTTGATACCATGTAGCTAAAGTATTATCTTGTGTTAATGCAAGTCTATCTGGTTGTTGGTCTGCGTAATATGTCATCTTATTGTTAAACTTCAATGGGATAATTTCTCCTACTGAATTTAACACGCCTATTTTAGTATAACTAATATAGTCATTTGGCAACTGAGCAGTATAATTTGTTGTATCAATTGCAACTTTTACACTTCTTATTTTATAAAAAAAATCAAGCCCTAGCTTTTCCATACCCCTAACAGCTATATTGTATAACTTAGCATATTTATGTACGGATTGCTCACTTTCATCAATATAATCATTGATTACTGAATCTAGTGTTATATAATTTCTAACTTGTGACATGTTTAATTATTTGATGCGTAAGCTAATATATCGTTATGACGGATTAAGAAAAACAATTCATTATTTTCAACGATTGGTTCTCCTGCTCCTTTTATGTGAAAAATGACATCATCTTTTTTAGCTTCCATTTTAATTTTAGACGTACCTCTTCCTGTAGCAACTACTTTTGCCTTGCAACTTCTTTCTCTGAATCCTTCAGGAATAAATAAGCCGCCTTCTGTAATTTCATCAGCCATAAATGGTCTTACTAAAACAAAATCTCTAATTGGTTTCATATATTATTTAGTTGTTGTTATCTACTCCATCGTTACTTGTGTCAATAGGTCTTGATCTTTCAAAAGCTAATTGACCTTTTATATATTCAACAATAAATGCGACATAATCATCAGGCACAATTAATGTTGAATTCAAATCAGTTGAATCACCACCACTAATCATTCTAATTGTAGCTTTATAGCTAGTTAATGGAATTGAACTTTTAACGTAAATATTTTTACCTTCAATCCAATAAACTATTTTATTCTGTATAAGCCTCATATTGTCAATATAAGCGACTTGATTCATACTTAAAGGAATAGCTGTCTGTGAAGTTTTCTTGTCACCAACAAACTGTAAAGTGGCAACCCCTTCATTTTTACCCAATGCAATTGGAATGATTGGCAAATCAACGCTATAAGTTACGTTATCTACAGTTTCAGCTGCAATATCTAAATTAGTGAATGTTGTATAAAATGAATTGTTTACATAAGCTACTCCATCTAATTGGATGCTATCCATGTAGTTTTTCTTAACAACAGAACCAATAGCATCATTAAGCCATTGATTAACTAAATTATAAGTAATGCTACTATCATCAGATGGTTGCCCATTATAAATTTGCCTTAATATTCTTTCTATAAATGCGTATCTAGTCATTATTGTCCTTGTTGAGTTACTTGATTAGCATATTGCTGTACTTGTCCGTCTTGTAAATTTAAGCCAATTAATTTTAATCCTCTAGCTATAATTTCTAATAAATCTACATTATCCCAAACTGGTTGAACACTTGCTCCAGAATCATAAACAGGCCTTCCGCTAACAAGATTATAAGCCCAAACTATTTGTGGCGCATCTTTTACATAAGTTAAAATTGCAATGCCAAGTGTTATAGGATAAAATTGGAATCCATTAGGTTCTAATAAATAAATAGGATTAGTTTCAATTGGATCAATTTCGCTATTGTAATAAGAGTATAAAGCATCTTGTTGAACATATCTAACTCTTTTAAGAGTAGTTGTTGTTATTGCATCAGCTTGTACATAATCAGCAGGATAGGGGGCTTCCCCGGATGTCCCATTAATAGTTAATGTAGCTTGTGTAATTAATGGAGATAATCTTTGTCTAATATTTTCATTTTGACTATAATTAATTCTTGCTTGAGGCCTCCCATATTGATATTGCTGAAACTCACCCAACAAATAATCTTGATATGAAACTTGTGCTTGATTTATAATCAAATTAAATTCAGATGGAGTCAAATAGCCGTTTTGCGCTTTATTAACCGCAAACTGGCAAATACGATACATATCATTAACATTCATTGGAATAAGTTATACAACAAATATACGAAAAAGTAATAAAAAAGCCCCGTAATTTTTAGGCTACAGGGCTTCTTTTATTTAGAGGGGGAAGGTCTTACATTAATTTCTTCAATTGCTCTAAAAATGCTCTACTTTCATCTTGAGAGAACATTGCAAATTCAACTAAATAATTTTGTGGTTTTTTGTCTGCTGGTATTTTGCAGATAAATCCACCATTATTTGACCAATAAGCTGAGCCTCTTTTTGTTGTAGTATCAATTTTATTATCAATTAAAGCTTTTTTAACTATAAAAGCAATCTCAACTTCCTTAGAACCAGCACTTTGCATAAACTTATTAGGTTGAGCTTCAGCGTAAAGTTCATAATCGTTTCTTAATGCTTCCATAGATTTTGGCATACCTAAATCATCTACAAATGTAATTCCTAAGAAATTGCAATGTTTGCGCATTTCCTCATCACTAGCAAGTGAAGCATATTTAATAGCTTCAACTTTAGCAACTCGTTTTGCTCTTTCAAGCTCTGCGGTTCTTTGCGGATTCCATTGGAAAAATGTAATTTTTCTAGTTCCTTTTCTATTTGCATTATCTAAATTAGCATTACAAAGACTTAAAAACTCAAGTGCTTCTACATCATAGTCAGCTACTCTTAAAACCCTACGGTCAAAAATTAAGCTTCTTCTATTTTGTTCTACAAATGATTTTTCAAGACCTTTTTGATCTTCAACCCAAATACTTGGATATCCTCTTAAAAGTCTAATTCTCTCCATTCTACCCTTTGCAGGATTCCATACATCATCAATACCTTCCATATGGTATTTACCATTCTTCTTTGTATCTGATAATTTGTAAATTTTAAATGTAGTTCCGTTATTAGACGCAGGAGCTAAATCAAGGGCTTGAGCAGCCTCTTCTTGTTGTCTTTGTACTTTTATTTCACCTTGTTGTGAAAAATTGGCATCCGAAATACCAATAGCCTTTAACTTTGCCATAAATGGTTTTTTAAATGTTAAAATAGGTAGAGGCAATCAATAAAGTTGCCCCTACCATAATTAAAATGTTCTAATAACTAATTAGTTACCTTGAACGATGATGAATTGGTTTGCTGCACAAACACGAGTACCACGATAAGTGATCATCGCAATTTGATTAGTCATTGTACCATCTGTTGGATTAGGAGATCCACCACCATATTGCCATACGCGAATACCGTTACCAACAGTACCACCTTGAGGAGGTTGTTGATACATAATAGTGATATTCTTGTAAACTTGAGCGGTTTTCGCATCCTTAGTTTCTCCCATTGGATAGATTAAACCAAAATTACGGAAGTAATCTACATTTGGAGTTAAACCAGTTGTAACCTCAGTGTTGAATTGAGCGTACTTTTTAACAGATAATAAATATCCATCAATAAAGATTTCTTGGAAACCATAAGCAACAGAAGCTTCTTTTGACTTCTCGCCTTGTCCATAAACAAAAGCACCAGCTGGGTAAGCAGCAAAGATACCATCAGAGAAATCTTGTCTTTGGAAGATATCAGTTAACCAAGCAGATTGCTTAGCACAACCATTAACATCCATGATACGAGTGATTTCGTGTAATTTAGCGATATCCAAAGTACCCGGAGTGTAACCAACAGTTTCGCCGTCAGCAACAACTTTAGGTATGATACCTACAGAACCTTGAGAGTTAGAATCAATAGCAGTGTTATTTTGTAAATTACCACGCATTAATTTAGCTTCTACGTTGTTCTTGAAACGTACCAATGTTTTGTACATACCTTTGTAGGTAAATGCAGTAACACCATTTTGAGCCATATCTGGAGATACAGGGAACTCATAATATGTTTCAGCCATTTGCGCTAAGTCGGTGTTAGACCAACCATCACGAATTTCTGTTACATAGTTATCATATCTTTCGTCTAATTGGATCAAAGGATTGATTTGTTGAGAAGCTTCACCAGCATCTGCATCACCACCGAATAATAAAACCTCACCAGCTAATAATGAACCAGAACCAGCTGAAGCAAAAGCTTGAGAAGTTTGCTTAGGAGCAACTTCAAAAGTCCATGCATAAGGTGTAGTATCATCAATAGAGATGATAACCCCTTCAATGTTTGAAGAAGCAACACGCAAAGTTTCATTAACTCTTAAAGGAGTTTGAGTACCACTGTTGTAGTAAGCTTCTTGTCCTAAAGTTAAAGTCAAAGTTGCACCAGTTGCAGCAACCACTGTATTTTCGTTTGTAACACCCGGCATTAATTTACCGCGGTTTTCAAACCAGAAGTAGTTTAAGTTTTTAACTTCTTCCATGCCACTATGAGCAGCTAACCACCAAGTAAAATCTTCATTGCCATACTTTTGAGTGTATTGCTTGTAATACTGTGGTGTTAATAATTGTAGATCAACCATAAGTTGTCTATTCTGGGTTTGCAACGAGATAGCACCCGGCTGCAAAATATTTGAGGTAGGTATTCCTGCCATAATATTGAATTTTTATTTTTTACGCCTCCTCCAAAGGCAATACCAAGTTACGAACTAAATGCCCATTCTGCCATTCTTAGCCTTTCAGCTTCTGTGCCATTGAGATCTGGTTTCGCTCCTTGTGGAGTGGGTGTTTGGTTGATATTTATATTCCCATTGTTTTTTAAATGAGCTAACAATCTTTGAGATGCAGCTTCATTTGCTATTTTTGAAAATATTTTGTCACGATTCTCTAGCAAATATTTATCTGCCATTATCTGTTGAACTTTTGGCTTACCATCCTCGGTAAACCATCTATTATCAAAATACGAGTCACTGTCAAAATCTTCCAAATCATTCTTCATTGCCAATCTTTCTTCTTCACCTACATTAAATGTAATTGGTATTTCAACATCCGCGTCTTTTACCGATACATTAAATCCATTGAAGGATTGGAAATCAGAATTAAGAGTTTTTTCATAAATTGACCTTGCTTGTTGCATCATCTCTTCTTCTTGTTGAGATTGCGCCCTAAACTCAGCTTCATTATAAATATCTGGTAATACTATTTCACTTTTTAACTTTGCTAATTCAGGTCTAAGAACCTTAGCCTCAATCATCAATCTTCTTTCAATGTAATCAGCTTGTGATTGCCATTGCTTAACTTTTACAGCGTAATCATCATCAGTTTCATCATAACCTTGTTCTGGTTTCAAAGGTACATAAAATTGATCATAAAATAAAAGGTCAACATCTTCTGATGATAAATCTTTGTGTTTGTTTTTAATATTAGTTTTAACTATTTCAGCAGCTATTTCAGCATTTAATTCAGCAGTTGTTAATCTATCTAATCTTTTTTGTTGATTTAAAACTTCATAAACATCATCTGCTTTTCCTTCCCTAATGGCATCAAATAAAGTCTTACTAACATCATCCTTAAATTCAAAACTTGGCTTCTCTTTAAATTTTTTAAATTCTTGTTCAGCTTGCTCTACACTTTCATATCCAAATCTTTCTTTAACAAACTGATTAGGATCAAATGATTGAGTAGGTGTTTGTTCCTCTACTTTTATTTCCTCTTGTTGAGGAGGAGCTGCTTGTGCTGGCTCATTTGTTAAGATAGGGGCTTCTTCTATCTTAGGTTGCACTTTCGGTGCATTATCATCCGAAAACGGATTGAAGCCTTCTGCAAGCTCAATTGGAGCTGCTGGGTTATTCTCTGGCATAAATGCTTATTTGGTTTCTATTTTTAATCTATAACTATAGCAGCTTCGCCATCAATAGTTATAGCATATTTTACGCTATCATTTGTAAGTAAAGAAATACCATACCAACTAGTTCCGTCACCATAAATTGGCTGAGTTAATCTACTATCAGCAAAAAGTATATTTGAATTTGATAATGTAGAAGTTGTTGTATATACTATTTCAGTTCCTTGTAAAACACCTACATTATAAGCTTCTTGAGGTGTTGAATATGTATTTTTTGATAACACATAAGCATAACTTAACGGATAAACTATAGTATCTCCTGATAATGATAAATATTTACCAATAATCCCAAATTCAACAATTGAATCATTGCTAGCAACTAATACATCACCTTTTGTTGCCAAATCAACTCCTTTTACCGGTATAAAATTATCTGGAACTTCTGGAGCTGGTAATAACTGACCTGCGTTTACGCTTCCGTCATCATTGGTAGTATAAAAAGTAATTGTACCTTCAGCTGATATTGTACCAAACTGAACTACTGCTGAATCCCACCCTGATAAATCTTGGATATAGAATCCACCCACATTAAAACTTTCGGTTGCATCTACAACCTTACTTATTTTTGAACTGAATTTTTGAAGTCTAATTAATAGCTTACTTATTGATGTTGCCATTTTATTTATTTATTTTTATTGTTCTTGTAATTGAGGTTGTTGTTCTTGTTCAGGAGCCATTTGTTCTTGTCCTTGTTGTTGCTGCATTTGTTGTTGTTGTTGTTGAGCTAAAGCTTGTTGTTGCTGTTGATTTTGAACCTCAATCGGAACTGTCACATTTTGCAACATATCAGACACAAGTTGTTGTAATTCTGGAGGAATTGGAAGATTTGCTTTAGCAAGGTCAAAAACACCTTGTAAAATAATCTCTTTCTCTCTTGCCAATGCTCTTTTTCCATCCAAAGTAGTATCAGCTTCCATTTTAGCTTGAATACTTGCTTGTTGAGCTTCAGCATTTTGTTGTGAATTATTTTGAGCATTTTCTTGCTCTGTTTTTATAAATCTTTTTTGAGCTTGTCTAAAATATAACTCAGCTAATTCAACATTTTCTTTAGCTATTCTCATAACCTTAAATGGATCTAAATACATAACCAATTGAGGATTTGATGCAATAGCATTATTCATCATGATTTGTAAATTAGCAACCTCTTGAGCTTGTGGCATCATTCTAACTGTAGCAACAAAATTTCTATCTTTTACATCTTCTTGTTTTAATAAATCTCTATATTTTTTAGCTCCATAAGTAACGCTTTTATTTAATAAACATGCTATTTTTTTAGATGTTTCTTCCATCACATAAATATATGCATCATACATATATTCTGTTGCGTTATTTGCTAGTTGTTGTGAAGCTTGAATATTAGATGCAGCAACTCTTGGTTGTGCGGCTTGATTCATTAAATTAGGATCTTCTCCTAACTCATCTTTTAAGACTTGATAATGAAATTGATATAATTGAATTAACGCTTGTAATTGAGGAGCAAAACCAGTATTAGCTAATTCAGTAATTGGAACAGGAATTCTATTTCCTTCTGCATCTCTACCACGATAGTAAAGTTTACCAGTTTGTTCCCAAATTTTTTGAACATCTAATGGCTTTACGGAATCCCCTAATCCTAAGTCTAGTTCTTGCAATGCATCTACATCAATAGAAGCACCTGCTGGTACCATCTTAGCAACCATTTGTTGTATTTTCAACCTAGCCAAAATCATTTGTTCAATTGGCTCTTCAATTTTTTCAGGTACGGCCACATTACGCATATCGTATGGATCGTACATATAAAAGCTATATGAAAACTCTGCGTTTCCTAATTCTTTTGGATCTTGTGGGCGAATCATATTCTTTTTAATACCCCACTGAATCATTTTTTGAGTAACTGGACAATATACACCATGATATATATTCCATTTTTTCTCTTCTACATATTCTTGATTCTCATCTAATTTTTCTGGCTTACCTTTTCTAATAATAGTGCTGCCATTCTTTTTAGTCTTAGTAACAGTATATCCATCAGAATCTAATGTTCTAATTTCAAACTGCATCATATCAATATTCCATTCATCATAAGGTCTTAACCAAGCAACATTCCAATCTTGCATCCACTTAATCTTATCTGTTAATTGATATTCTTTTGATGATGTTGCTAATTGAAATATATCTTCCTCTGTTAATGTTCCACCAGCTGCAATACTATATCTTGCTCTAATTTCACTAACTTTCATTGATAAAATATGACCTCTATAAGTAGTATCTCTAAAATCTGGGAAATCAGAATAAGAATAAATTGCATTTTCAGGTCTAATCCATTGAACATGAACCTCACCTTCTTCATCCATCCAAGTATAAGTACACACTAATCCAACTTCTGCTGAATCATGTAATAATCTTTGTTTTAAAACATCATTCCATCCATTAGCTTCTAATACATTATTACATCCAATGCTATATTGTATTTCTTCTGGTAAATGATTAAACTCAGTAATCCATCTATCTAATTCATCTTTATCTTCTGCAATAAATTGATCTTGTGGAATAATTGGAATACCTGACTCTTGTTGTAACTGAGAAAGTATTTCTTTATTTTGATAAATAAATTCAGCTTCATCTGCTGCTGATTTTTTAAGCATTGCAGATGCGCTATCTGTAGCGGTAACTGTAACTTTTTCACTTCTACTCATCCACGAACCAACTAATCTTGCAACAATTGTATTACCAATAATAATTGATTTCCAATTTATATTTACAAAGTTAGCTTTGCTATTCATTTCCAAACGATCCATAAACACACTCATGTCTATTTTACCGTTTGCAATTTGTCTATTTTTTCTAAATCTATTATTTCTTAACCAAAAATAAGTTTGGTTACCGTAAATTGTAGAGTAGATGCTTTGTGCAACATTTTTACCATATGCATAGTCTTTTTTAGACGACACATCTGTAGTAATTTGAAACTTTTTTAAGGCTTCTCCATTACTATTTGCTGCGGATATTGATAAAGGACTATCTGCCAATTTGATTGTATTTTGTTGTCAAATATACTAAATATTAAGAATTTGGTAAAATTTTTAATTAATTAAACACAGGGGCGTAACTTTTAACCAATGGTTCTCTCTTAATTTGTTTTTGAACTGGCTCCATTAAACAGACAATTAACATTAAAAATGACACCGTTTGGTCAAAGTCAGTTCTGTTATTTGGATCAAATTTTTTGGCATCTTCTAGCAAATTTTCAAAATCTATGGAGTCAATATGAGATTCAAAATACATAATACCTACATCGGTTTGTTTTGTCAAACTAAATGGAGTTGTCGGGAAACCCTTATGTCTATCTGCTGTTTCTCTTTTAGATGGATCTATTGTTGATAATGGATATGAACCCAAATACCCAACCCTTCCTCTATCTCTAAAATAAGATAAGTAATCATCACTGTTATGCTCATACCATGCTTGATACCCATAAAACTCAGCTGCTAGTAATACTTGCTCATGCAATGTTTCCTTAATTTGAGGCCTTCCATACAAATGACCTATTGCTTTTCCTGTGGTTTCTGGATTCAATAAATCATACCTTCTGCCAATCCAAGCTGATGCTTTTGAACCATATTTACCACCTTGACTATTACTATATCCATCAATTGCTATTGCACCATCAGATGTCCTTGCAGGCTTTCTAGTTTTAACATCAAATGTATGTTTATTTTCTTCCCCTTGTTTTGGGAACTGAGTAATAACCCAATGAAAATCTTCTTCCTTATCTGTAACATTTCTCCACCTAACAGTTTGGTCAATATCCCGATAAAAAACAATATGACGCTTTAATACAGGATTTTCTTTTAAATATTGCTCTCTTGCCCCAATGTTCATTACATTAAAAATACACTTATCTGAATCGGTACTAAATGCTTCATCAATAGTTAACGGTTCTTTTCTTACACGAGCGGATAATGCCCTTGGATTGTTTTTAACCGTTTCTCTATCAGCTAAAATCTGGTCTAATGTCTTATTTTCATCTGGATATCCAAAGTCATCAAAATTTCTTGTACGCCTTGCAGACATAAAGAATCTATAAAGACCGCTAGAAGTAGTTCCATTTTCTTGTCGTTTATCTTGGTTACTTTCTTCCCAAAGTAATTTAAAAGCATCTTGAACCCCATCTTTTTCGGTAGTTAGCTTTTCAACAGTAGTTGTATATAATGCTTTGCCAATAATCTTTCCTTCATCATCTAGCAAACAATAACGTACAACTTCGTGTCTGTCATATACATTCACTTCAGTTGTTTTACCACACTCATCTGCTACATATCTATGAAGTTTCTGTCCATCATATGCAACTGTATCTGCTGACTGATGGTCAATGATTGAACCTAATTCATCTTTATCTACACTATCTTCTGCTTTTTTACCTCTTACATTTGTCTTTTGGAATCTCATCTCAGTCTTAGGATTAACACCTAAAGACATATCATACTCTGGTCTAAAAAACTTGGGAAGCCTTCTAAATGGATTGACAACAGTTTTGGCAAAGAATTTTTTGGCATCAGAACCTGTTTTAGACTGAATACCACCATTGGTCATTTTGGTTCTTGTAATATATTCAGAAACAAATAACCCAGCCACAAAAGATTTACCAAAACGTCTTTTAGTTACTTCAAGCATACCCATACACAATGGATCTTGAATACAATAATCCATAAAATAAAACTTCTCTAAATCTGGAATACGGAATTTAGGATAACCAATATCTATGGGCCACCATTGTAGGTATAAATAATGCAAACCCGTTAAGAATGTTGGTTTACCATTATTCATGTACCAAAATCCATTTAATCTTCTATCCCACTCTTGTTTTTTATATTCTTCTAATCTTTCATCATAAAATTCAATTTCATCATCTTTCTTTTTCTTATCAAATTCATCCCACTTCTTCATGGTATCTTGATACCAATCTGGTAAAGAAATTCTTTTCCAATATTGCTCCGATTCAATTTCAGACCTTTTGTGTATGCCCCTAAACTCTACTTGTTTTGTGATTATATTAAATACATATCCTTCAGCAGGCAAATTGCATTTTAAGCCCTGAACATCTATAATACTACCACCTTGAATTTTTTCATACATAATTAATATCTTTTACCAGCTAATTCTCCAACGGCATCAGCCATATTTTCTGGAGAAAATGGCTTTTTATTAACTTGTGCAGTTTCTTTTTTATCCTCTTTTGACTCCACTCCAATTCCAGCTAAAACGCCAAGAGATTTTATAGCTGTTGACACGCTTTCAGCATCTGACCATACTTTTTGCAGTCTTTCAAATGTTTTGTCCTTTGGATCATCTGGGCTTAACATTTGACTTGTTAATTTATTATCATTAAGCAATTCAGCCATTTCATTGGCTTTTCTTTGTAAACTATAATATAATTTACCAACTCCATCTTGTTCATAATAAGCATTTTTACCTTGTAAAAAAGCAATTTGTTTTTCTAAATCTTTTATCTTTTTTTCTAATTCTGCTGACATTAATTTAATTTTTTAGCATCTGAAATATTATATCCTACTAACAACTCACCATTTATTACTTTTTTAGTAAACTCATGCTCAATAGAAATTACTTCATTTCTGTCATTACCTTCTGGATAATATCTTAATCTTATAATTTTACCCTCTGTTCCATCATCATCTTGATAAATAATTTCATAGTCACTTGATATTACGGTTCCCACAACATTGCCAGTTAACTCTCCGCTTGTAACATAAATTTTATTTTTAATCAATGTTGGATCAATTCCTTGCAAAAAACCTGTGTATGGCTCAAATATCCTTAATCCAGTAATAAAATTATTCAAAGGGTTCCACGAGGAACCTTTTTCGCTTCTCCACATAAAACACTCCTCAACTGGTATTGAAAAATATTGAACATCAGAAGAAGCCTCAGCTGTTGGCCTTTGGTAATTAAAAATCTTATAAGTATCATGTGTAGCATTATGATGAATCAATATTTCAGAACCTACTGGAATATTTTTAGCATCAACTACTTCCGCATTAACCGGCTTAACATAACGCATATTAAAATTATCATATACCCTTTCTAATTTTATTTTTGTTCCATCTTTAAATGTATGGCTATTTTTACTTTCTAAGTCAACTTTAATGATTACTCTATTACTAGGAGCTTTCAATTTCATAATTTAATTAATTTAATTCAAAGTTAGCGATTTTATATATCTACCAAAATTTATTATATTTGTTGTGCCGAATAATATTATATTACAATTAAAACAAAACAAAATGGCACAAATTTTCGCAGTAACGGTTTTACAAGTAAACCAATACTCAACATCAACTTCAGGCGGAGTGGTATGGGCTATCCCAGCTCAAGGTATCGTAGCTGTTCCTTACACAGGCACAAATCCTGTTAACGGAGCTACAGCTCATGCTGTTATCACAGTTCCTCCAACAGGTTTGAATCAAAGAAGCAGACAATTAATTGTTACTTCTACAGTGGCTCAAATTCTTACAGCAGCAAATGCTTAATCTGTAAAAAGATTATAAAAGGCCCCTTATTTAGGGGCTTTTTTATTTTCTTTATGTACTACTTTAAGGTTTTTATAGATTCTATCTGAATCTTGCACTTTACCATTAGCAGCGGCAATAGCAATTGCTAATCTTCTTAATTTTTTAGCAGCTTTATTATTCATAAGTTTGTTTTATCTACCTTGACCTCTGTATGCTTTTGGTCTTGGGCTGTGTTTGTTATAAGCTTTTTTAGCTCTACCTGTTTTTTGTTTACCAAAGGTAATTTTGGTTGAATTGGTAAGTTTTGCCATGTTATTTATTTAAGATTAATTGGTACGAATATAAGCCATTTTCTAAATAGTTTTTATTCAGAGTATGCCTACCAAACTTTTCTTTTCTAAAATCACGCAAACCTGCCGAAACTGAAGCTTCTGGAATATGAGTAATCGCAGAAATTTCACTAAGCGTTCTAAACCTTTGATCCTGCATTAGGTCTTTTAATTTCATATGGTTTTTAGCTAATCTTTTGCCATCTCTTTCATGAACATAATCAGCTCCATCAAAAACTAATTCTTGTTGCATATTATTTATTTTTAAAATCTAAAGAGTATGTAATTACTGTAAAATTTCCGCACCATGAAATTGTTGTATAGTATGAATTTCCAAATGTTATCATATTATTTTTTATTTAAGGGTATTAATGATTCTCCGCTAGTAGGATTCCCGTATATTTTAATATCATTTTGATCTACGGTTCTTACATCTCCTGATTCATACAACTTAACTATAAACTGAGGATTAGAATGTATAGAACCAGCAATCATAAAAATCGCAACACCATAACCTAATGGAGTTTTTACATCAAAAGGATTTAATATTTCATGAATTGTTTGTACTATCATTAAAATAATGTTTCATCTTTAGTACTTGATAACAACTGCAAAGAAGTAACTCTTGAATGTAATTGAGCTACTGTTTCTTTCGTTTTATCGTTTAAATAAGTTTTAGACTCTGGCTTACCTTCCATGTAAATTAATGTGCCTTTTTTAAGGTAGTTTGCTACATTTGTTTTTTCAGTCCAATAAGCACAAGACACCCAAGTAGTTTTATCTACATCTTCGCCTTGTTGGTTTTTAAACTTTTCGCTGTAAGCCATTGAAAAATTAATCACTGTTTTACCATTAACATTGTTAACTACTGCATCTTGTCCTAATCTTCCGATTACTGAAATTCTAATCATTGTGTTTTGTTTTTATATTAAAAAATAATTTCTTCTCCGTTTTCATCTTTGTATGGAACCCATTGCTGTGTGCTAGTTTTGGCTTTCCAAAAATCATAGTTTCTTTTGTTCAATAAATCTTGCGTAACATCTCTTCCATTTATAAAAAACCTTCTTTTATTCCATAAGTATTCAACAGTTGTAAACCCTCTCTTTCCTACGCTTTTTTTCTTTATCTTTTTAAAGTAAATATCTGCTGTTGGATTATTTGGATCTGTTTGTGCAAATGGTCTATGATAAACTAAAATATTACTCATTTTATTGTTCCACATTGCACCATCATTTATATCATAAACATCTGGACAGGTGTAATTACCACTCTTATCTTTTACCATTGTTTTAGGGTGAGCAATAATCCAAAAATACACATCATTTTTTTGTGCAAATCGTGAACAATCAGCTAAAAATGTTTCAAGATATTTGTCAGTTCTACCACCATAACCTTTGTAATCATTTGTCATTTGGTTAAATGGATCTATGCAACAAAAATCTACCTTTTCTTGAATGATAAGCTCTAAAAATTTCTCTTTAATGTACTGAGGTGTAGGCGAAAGCATTTCTGCACTTATGTAAAAAATATGCTTTGAAATAAAATCGTATGCAGCCTCATAAACTTGGTTTGGAGGTCTATTTGGATTGTATGGAGTACACTCGCAACCCAATAACATCTCCACATAATCGTGAAAATACTCTTCCGCGGGCACATCTTCTGGAGAAAACGTAGCAATCTTCTCCCCAAATAAAATTATTCTCCAAAGTATGTAAGCTTTTTTAAACGCACTCTTTCCGTAGTTACCAATTCCTGTGATTAAAGTTATTTCTCCTCTCTTTGGTTTGAAATAATAGTCCAATTCTTGATACCCAATACCTAAAACTTTTTCAAAACCATTTTCATTGATATTCAATGCTTTATCTTTCACATCAATACCATACACAACATCTTCAACTCGGTAATTTTCACCTTTTTCATCCGAAGAAAGCTCCTTTTTAACACTAATTTCATAACTAGTCACATTGTCAATCAATTTCTCCTTCTGCAAAGATGCCGTTCCAAAATTGCTCCTATTTGCCCTGTAGCCGCTTTTTACGGCACTTCTCATCTCTGACATGGTAAAGTCATTGCTCACCAAATACTCGGCCGAAATAAGGCTTAAAGAGGCCTCCTCGTTGATTCCAAATCTACAACATGCTGAAGCAAGCTTAAAAATGTAAGTATTTCGCTCTCCAGTGACAAATGCATCATTTTTATTCGTTAACCATTTTAGTATTCTACGAAAGTTTTCAGAATCATCTAAATTCTGAGCTTCATTCACAACAATTTTCTCAATTTTCTTAGCTTTCTTAAAAACTTCAGAATTTTGGTTGATGTAAATATCTGGATCAAAGCTTTCGTAACAAACTCGGCTTACGTTAATTCCACTTCGGTCAATTTCTGGAAAAATGTCTTGCAAAGCTTGGAAATGCTCTCTGTGTTTTTTGCCATCAGCTATTTTAACCAATGCTTTTAACCCATTTCCAGATGGAGAAACCCAACAAGCGTAAATAAAATCGTTTGAAATAATTTCAGTTTGCTTTTCTCTAAGCTCCCCTACATCATCAAAATCCAATACCAAAAAACCACTGTGTTGAATCAATTGCTCATCCTTTCGGTCAATTCCAAACTTACCACTGAAGCAAACTGAAGGCAAATTCAATTTAAGCTTATTGGCTTTTTCTTTGTCCAAAGCAAGTCTGATTTCCATAACCAAACTTTTACTTGAACCATCCTTAATCCTTTCAAGAGCCTTGTCAATCGTTATAAAATGTGGTTCCTTGCTAAAAATGTTTTTAAAAATAGTACTTATCATCGTTTATTTGTTTAATTGTTCAGCCATCTTTTTGTATTGTAAAAAATCTTCATCTTGGTATAGGTGGGAATTATCCTTTTTTGGGATAGAAGGCATTTCCAATCCAATCAATTCATCATTCCATGATTTATTGTTTAAAAAAGTTTGTGGATCTTTTCTATATTTTTTATCAGGTTGTGATATTTTGTATTTTGGAATATAATTCATTATCAATTTTCTATCTTCATCAGACAAACCTTCCCATTTTTTAATAATTTTATCCCTATCGCCTACCTTCTTCTCATACAAATCCCAAAAAGAATCAAAAGGTATATTTAATTCTTTTTTATTTACTTTACTTTTATTTACTTTACTTTGCGGCATTTCTGCTACAGAAACTCCGTTACTTACGGTATTACTAATAACAAATTTACCGTTCAATCGTTGTTGTTTCTTACTATTATCCTTACTCTTACCTCTTTTTTCATATACTGGTTTAAGTCTTTCATCAAGTGATTCTGAGTTAATAAAGCCATTATTTGGGAATAACATCTCCATTTTGATGCAGTAATCCACTACATCCCGTATTTCTGTAGCAGAAACTCCGAAATCACCAGCCATTAACTCAAATTCTACATCAGAATATTCAAAAACATTACCATCAATACCTGTTAAATATTCTAATGTCATTGACCAAATCGCATATCCAGTAACCCCAAATTTTGTACGAATAGCTTTAACCTTTCTATGGTTTCGCATATCCCTATCATGAGGAAAGTAATCACAGTAATTCTTTATTGGGCGAGCCATTTAGAATTTTTTAATTGTTAATAAAATCAGTGTTTAAAGCTCTGTTAATTTTTCCTAAATTCGTGTCTGAAAGATTCATTATCCTCTGAATAAAAATTGAATAAAGAGTTGGATAAGGGATGTCTATTTTTCTTGAAAGCCAAGCCAGTGTGCGTTCTTCTTTCTCAAGATAGAGTAGAATTTCATCTTTTACATTTAATTTTTCCATAAATAATTTGATTGAAACACAAAGTAATAACTAATATTTTTAATTACAAAATTTATTTTTCCATAATTTTATTTTGTTATTTAATTAAATTAATTATCTTTGTTAAAATTATTGCTATGGAAACAGGACAAACTAAAGTAGTAAACATAAATTTTGTTTATTACAAAATAGAAAAAATTACAAAAGACAAGTATTTAATAGAATCTAAAAAAAACAATAAAGTAGCTTATATTGATAAGTTAACTTTAAATGATTTATTAAAAGAAAAATTATCACCTGAAAAATTAGAATGGTATTAATGGAAAACAGAGAACTAATATACGAATTAGCCTTAAAGCTTAATATGATTATTGAAGTACACAAAGAAGGTAAGTATATTGGTAAGTATAAATTTATTGATAACAAACTACACAAATTTAAAGAAGATGAAAAAGTGCTACAAGTGTAAAAAAGAGAAACCTCTTTATGAATATTCTAAAGATGTAAAAACAAAAGATATGCTTTATCAGAATTGCAAAGAGTGTGTTTCTAAAATAAGTAAAGCGTATAAATCAAGAATTAAAGAAGGTGTAATTAAAGCATTTTAAAATGAGAAATTCAACAATAATAGTTAAGAAAAAACGTTGCGTTAATTGCGGCAATATTGATTATCATTTTTCTAAAAAAATGTGCAAACAATGTGCTACTATACATTCTACGCAAAAAAGAATGGAAGAATTTGAAGATGATTCTGAAAGTTTTCAAAACCTTGTACAAGACCTTGATGCAGTATTTAGTCAATATATTCGTTGTAAGTATGCTGATAAAGAAGGTATAGTAGAATGTTTTACATCTGGTAAAAAATTCCATTGGACTAAAATTCATAATGGACATTTTATACCAAGAGCAAATTTAGCAACAAGATGGATGGAACATAATTGCAGACCACAATCAGAACATGACAATAGTTTTCTATCAGGAAACTTAGAAGTATATGCAAAAAAATTAGAACAAGAAAGTCCGGGTATAGTTGAATTTTTACAAACAATTGCAAGACAAGTTGAGAAACCGACAAAAGATGAGCTTAAAAGCTTGATTATTGAATATAGATCAAAGCTAAACCAAGTAAAAAAGAAATTTTTACAAGGGTAATCATTGGTTGATGGTTTTTTATAGTAAAGACACCCCTGCATTTCTATGTGGGGGTTTTTTGTGACGACAAAAGCACATCAGAAAGTGCATTTTATAACATATTATGCAAAAAAAAGAAGGAGGCATCGTAGAAACGAACCTCCGACCGTAAATCTAAAAAAAACTATGCGGTGCAAATATACCAAATTAAATTAAATTTATTTTTTTAATTAAATTAATTAAATTAATTTTGTCCAAAAATATAACATGGCAAGACACATTAGCCCAGATTCAGTTTCAAGCAAGGTGGCTGAATTAAAGTTGGGAGAACACCTTTGTTTAGAAAATCCATATACTTCGGTAATGGTAATGGTTTCTAACTTAAAAAGAAAAAAAGAACACGAAAATAAAGTATTTAAAATTAAAGCTATAGATGAAATAACCACTGTAACCAGACTAAAATAAAATTATGCAAATCACAACCGTAAACTACACTAGAACTTTTAATTTAGGTAATTATTCTTCTGAAAAAATTGGCGTTGAGCTTTCTATTAACGAAGGTGAATCAGCAAACCAAGCACTTGATGTTGCAAAAGATTTGGTTGAAGAATACCATAAAAAAAATGTAATAAGATTAAAAGAATTAAACTTTTTTTATGAAGAACAAGCTGAAGAAATAATTCCTACTCAATCAAAAAAAACATTAGCTGAAAAAACAAAAGAATTCATTGATTCTTGCAAAACAAAAGATGAATTAAAGGCTTGGGAATTAATGTCAAAAAGCAATCCAGAATTATTAAAACACTACAACAACAAACTTAAATCTTTATGATGAATTTTAATGAAACACTAATTAGAGCAAGCTCTGTAGGTTATTTAATGACCGAACCTGTAACTAAAGCTGACAAAGAAGCTGGCGTATTATCCAAGACTGCACAAAAACATTTAATTGAAGTTTATATCGCTGAGAAGTACGGAAGAAAGCGAGATATACAAACAAAGCAAATGAAGAAAGGTGTGGAAGCAGAACAAGAGTCTATTGATTTATTATCAATGTATCTTAAATTACCATTTAGCAAAAACAAAGAACGATTTAAAAATGATTACATAACAGGATTGCCAGATATTATTAATGGAGATACAATTATTGATATTAAATCAAGTTATGATCTTTGGACATTCTTAGGTAATATACCAGACAAATTAGATAATTTATACTATTGGCAAATGCAGTCTTATATGTGGCTTACAGGAACAACAAAAGCTACGATTGCTTATTGTTTAGTTAACACACCAGAAAGCATTATTCAACAAGAGAAATATTATCTGCTTAAAAAGATGGATGTAATTTCAGAAGAAAGCCCAGAGTTTATTCAAGAAGCAATGAAGATAGAGTTTAATATGACATTTGATGATATACTAATGGATGAAAGAATACTTATGTTTAACGTTAGTAGAAGTGAAGATGACATTTTACGAATTGAGAACAAAGTTCTAAAAGCTAGAACATTTTTACAAGAATTAGAACAAATGCACTTAAACTTTAATAAATAATGAGTGCTAACATTATAAGTGCTATTCAAAATTTAAAAATGGCTCAAGAGCAATTTGATGATTTCCGCAGACAATACCCTGATAGCAAAGGAGAAAAAATGTTTAAATTGTATGGCGATAAAATAACATGGATGTTTAAAGATATAATCACCCATCCATTTATTACAGATGAAGTAAGAGAAGGTATTAAACATGAAATAGCAAGTGATGTTTATGCAGTCCCCGCGATAATAGAAAAGGTAGCTTTAATAACTCCAGAACAAAGAGAATTAATTGAAGATACATTGGACGCTATGCTTGCAGGAGAGGAAGTTAAAATTGTTGATATAAAAGAAATTTAAAACCAAATAATATGGCAAAGAAAAAAGTAAACATACCAGAAGGTAAAGAAGCATTAGAAGGATGTGATTTTTGTATGCAATTTGACTATGATGATCCACATGTAATTGGAGCTAGTGAAAATGCAGATGGAGTAATGGAAATAGTATTGAAGTCTTATATGGATGTAGGGATTACCTTCCTATGCCCAAACACTGGTAAAAAGTTAAGGCTATTTGCTAGACCATTATCAGATACAGGTAAAGCTATTCTTGACCAACAAGCTGAAAACAAATAAACTATGGAAAGAGATTATGATATTTTATTACCAGAAGATAATACAGTAGAACCATTAAAAATAGCTGCTGAACAATTAAATAAAATTGGTATAAACAATGTTTTAATAAATACAGATTCTAAAACAAAAAATAAAATAAGATGCAATATTAATTGGGAGTTTGCTTGGCATCGTGATCCTATTAATTATCCATTAAATAACAACCCAAATGAAGATGTAAAGTTTAGTTTATTAGGCGTTAATTTTATTATAGTATCTGAACCAACACCTAAAAAAGAGCATTACCCAAGTGATGAAAATACACCAAACAAATAACCTATGAATTTATTAGTTATATTTTTAATTCAAATGCATCCTTTTATAATTCAAGGACAATTTGTTGATGCTAGAACTAAAAATTTTAA